GGTATTAAAGGCGAAAAGGCAGGGACTGCGCTACGTACTATGTTTACTAACTTATCAAAGCCCACAGGCGACATGAAAAAGAAAATGGATGAGTTAGGTATATCTATTACTGATAGCAATGGCAACATGTTACCAATGCGTGATGTAATGGATCAATTACGTGGTAAGTTCAAAAATCTATCTAAAGAGCAACAAGCGAATGCTGCATCCACAATATTTGGTAAAGAAGCCATGAGTGGTGCGTTAGCAATTATTAATGCATCAGATGAAGATTATCAAAAACTAACAAAGTCAATTGACGGTTCTAAAGGTGCTGCGAATCGTATGTCCAAAGAAATGGAAGGCGGTATTGGTGGTTCACTTCGTCAAATGAAATCGGCTATTGAATCGTTAGCGATTAGTATAGGTGACGTAATGGCACCGTACATTAAAAAGTTAGCGGAATGGGTATCACATGCAGCAAGTAAATTAAATGAGATGCCTAAAGGTACGCAAAAGATAGTTGTTGGTCTAGGTTTAGTAGCCGCTGCAATAGGCCCTTTACTTGTAACACTAGGTGTCATGGTGTCCACAATAGGTAGTGCAATGACTGTAATAGGTCCGTTGATGACAAGCATTAGAACGTTAAGCTTTATTACTAAAGGTTGGGCGTTAGCGACTGGATTTCTAAACACTATATTAAGTGTGGCAAAAGGACAAATAGCATTACAAACAGTATTAACTGGTAAGTATTCATTGGTTACTAAAACGGCTGCACTTGTAACACGTGGTTTAGGTTTAGCAATACGATTTATGACAGGTCCAATCGGCCTAGTAATTACTGCAGTAGGTTTATTAGTTACTGCAATCGTTCATTTGTGGAGGAATAACGAGACGTTCCGTAATAATGTAATTAAAATATGGAATACTATTAAAGATGGTTTGTTGACTATTTGGAATGGTATTAAAACATTCGGTATTGCAGTATGGAATGGATTAAAAACCGGCGTAATGTTAATCGTTCAGACATGGTGGACGTTATTGAAATCTTATTTCAATATATGGAAAGCTGTGATAACCACTATATTCAACACCATTAAAATGTCATTGTTGGTGTGTGGAATACCATTAAATCTGTAACAATGTTTATCATAAACGCATGGAAGTCTGGTATTACGGCAATTTTTAACGGGTTACTTATAATTATCAAAGGCATACTAAATTTATACAAAAATGCATTCATTAATACTTGGAATTTAATTAAATTTGCGGTTATCTCCGTAGCGCGTGCAATAGCTAGTATGGTAATCAATAGTTGGAATAACATTAAAAATGCAACTATATTTATTTTCAATTTAGTCAAAGGTATAATTACTACAATTTGGAATTCGATAAAATCAACGATGTACAGACTGGCAAGTGGTGCTTATCAAATCGTCAAAAATATATGGTATTCGTTAAGTCGAGCGACCCAAAATATTTTTTCGAGTTTACGAGCATGGATTTCTAGTGTGTGGTCCAGTATTAAAAATTCTGTCGTTAGATATGTCAGGATTTTATGGGACGGCGTTAAACGTACTTGGTACAATTTATTCGACGGAACACGCAATATATTTAATCGCGTTAAATCATTCCTAGTTGATAAGTGGGATTCGATTAAACGTGCAGTTACTGGTATAGCAAGCGATTTATGGGGTGCTGTAAAACGTACGTTTAACAATATGAAAAACGGGCTTGCAAATATTATAGATAAAATCAAAGGTCATATTGGTGGAATGGTTAGTGCCATTAAAAAAGGTTTGAATGGATTAATTGACGGTTTAAACTGGGTAGGCTCTAAATTGAGTTTACCTAAAATACCTAAATTATCCACAGGTACACAACGCATTAACAGACATATAAGCACAACATCTGATGGACGCCTTAAACAGGGGACTATGGCAGTTGTGGGAGATAAAGGACCTGGTAATGGTAAAGGTATTGACGGTCGTCGTGAGTTAATCGAATACCCTAACGGACGAGTAGCATTAACGCCTGCAAAAGACACGACTACATTTTTGCCTAAAGGGTCACGTGTAATTAGCGGTAGTATGCGACAACAGATGTTATCTACTGGTACACTTCCACACTTTAGTATTGGTACATGGTTTAGCAATGCTAAAGATTGGGTCGGTGGCAAATTAAAAGGCGCAGGTGAATGGCTTTCTGATAAAGTCGGTGATGTCCTAGATTATATGGATGACCCGGCTAAATTATTTAATAAGTTATTGTCTAACTTAGGTATTAACTTTGATTCAATCACTAAAGGTATGGGGTTAGTTGGAGACATCACACGTGCTGCATTCAATAAAATCAAGAAAGGTGCTATTGATTGGATGCAAAGTGGCTTCGATTCTCTTGGTGGGGAATTAGTCGGTGGTATTTTAGACCCTGACAAAATTAACTATCATTACGGACACACTGCAGCATATACTGCAGCAACTGGTAGACCGTTCCATGAAGGTGTCGACTTTCCTTTTGTTTATCAAACTGTACGCACTCCAATGGGTGGAAGATTAACCCGTATGCCATTTATGCATGGGGGTTATGGTAACTATGTAAAAATTACTAGCGGTGCCATAGATATGTTGTTTGCTCACTTAAAAGACTTTAGTAAATCACCTGCGTCGGGTTCAACCGTTAGACCGGGTGATGTAGTAGGGCTAACAGGTAATACTGGATTTAGTACGGGTCCACATTTACATTTTGAAATGCGTCGAAATGGTCGTCATTTTGACCCTGAACCATATTTAAGGAAAGCGAAAGCAAATGGTAGATTAAATGTTGGTGGCGGTAAAGGTTATCCATCAGGTAGTGGCGCAACGTATGCAAGCCGTATTATTAGACAGGCACAGAATGTGTTAGGTGGTCGATATAAATCAAGACACATCCATGATGCGATGATGAGACTTGCTAAACGTGAATCTAATTACCAACCTAATGCGGTTAACAATTGGGATATTAATGCACAACGTGGTACACCATCTAAAGGGTTATTCCAAATGATTCAGCCGACATTTATGGCAAACGCTAAATCGGGTTACACAAACTTTAATAATCCGTTGCACCAAGGTATATCTGCACTGCAATATATTGTTAGAAGGTATGGTTGGGGTGGCTTTAATCGTGCTGCAGCATATGCATATAAAACTGGTGGTCTTGTCCACAATGGCTTATATCATTTAGGAGACGATGGTTACCCTGAATGGATTATCCCTACAGACCCTAGTCGTGCAGATGACGCAGCTAAATTACTTGCTTTAGCTAGTAATGATATAAGTAAGAACAAACGTCCTAAACACTTTAGTAGCACTAATGTGGGTGGTAATGGCGATAGTTATTTAGAGAAAAAGTTAGACACTATGATTGGTTTATTAATTAAACTTGTAGGATCTAACGAAGAAATCGCCAATAAAGATTACAACCCTATTGTCGACATCTTAGGCATGGGAGAATTTGTAAACAGAACGGTTGATAAGCGTGAACGTGACATATCACGTAAACAAAGATTTAATACAGGAGGTGCATTTGCTTAATGAACGATACAATAATAGTTAATGATAAGACACTTCCGTGGCTGTTTGTTCAAAGAGGGTTTAAAATACCCTCTTTTAATTTTGCTGTTAAAACGGAAAAAGTAGAAGGTCGACAGGGTAGCGTTTATCAAGGGCGTAGTTTAAATGAATACAACTTCGAATTACCGCTAGTTATCAGTAATGACCACTTAGCACACAGTGGCATTAAGTCACATGATGACATATTGAATGAGTTAGTTAAATTCTTTAACTACGAAAAATCAGTGAAACTTCAATTTAAATCTAAAGAGTGGTATTGGAATGCTTATTTTGAAGGACCAATCGAGTTATTCAGTAAAACTGAAAATCATATCAATGTGGTTAATTTGAAAGTTGTGTTAACAGATCCATACAAGTATTCAGCAAAAGGTAATAAAAATACTGCGATTAGTGATGCAGTAAGTGTTGTTAATACAGGTACTGCAGATACACCAATTTTAGTTGAGGCTAGGGCGTTAAAAGATAGTACCAACTTTTTAATCGCAAAAGGTGAACAAGACTATTTTATGATTGGCAA